GGTTTAGCTAGAGGTGCAGCACTAAATACATCGTTAAGACCTTTTGCAAAGCCTGTAAGTTCCTGTGTTAGTGTAACTTCTTTACGTGCAAACTGTGTAGCTTCGTCAACAATATTACCCTGTGCGTCAAACACCTGAGAGTAAAAATCATCTTCGTATGCTCGCATCAACTCTTTTGTTATCTTTGGTGTTTTAATACCGTTGTCTTGTAACTCAAGAGCTCTACGCATAGCTTTTTCACGCATCTTAGCACGACCAAGTACAAAACCAAAAGCATCGTCAGTCGCAGCCATTATCTTAGTAGAGTATGTTAAGAAGTTACTGTTGTTCATTTGACGTGCCATGTTGGCTACACGAAACGCTGCTGTTTCTCCGGGTGTAGCTCTGCCACTATCTTCTGCCCAACGACGTAGTATCTCCCAGTTGTCGTCAGCTGCTGTAAACTCTGTAAAACGTGTCTTTATCTGTCTTATATCACCTTTCCAGTATGAGTTTAGTTTACTTCTAAATAAAGTAAATGACTCTGGTATAGCTTCTATCATACCATTTACTGCTGCAAGACTAGCTCTTACATCAGCTACGTTACCATCAAAGGGTAGTCTTAGTATTGCACCTAAGCTTTGTGCTAACGGGCGTAATACTGTTGCAGTTGATGTACCCATAATAGCTCGGGCTGGTGTTTTAGGGCCAGATAGTATGCTGTGTGTCATCACACCTTCTAGCTCACGTATCATAGCACCAGTACGGTTGATACCACCTTCTTTCAGTGCACCACCAAAGATAGTTTTTCTTGCCCAGTTATCAAAGTCATCTAGTGTATTGACTTCTTCCATCATAGAAAATGCTTCAAACAAAGCGTTCAACATATTGTCGTCTTTGTCATTCTTAGCAATCTTAAGTATAGACATGATAGATTCTTTAGTATCTTCCATGGCTTGAGTTGTAGCTTCTTCTACAGTCTTTTTACTTTTCTTACCAAGACCTAATTCTCTAAATGAATCTGACTTTACAAATCTAGCTTTCTTTGTTTCATATAATGCAGTAAGCATAGTATCTATAAGCTGTTTGGCTGGGCCATCTATATCTTGTATATCTACAATATCTGCTATCTCTCTACCAGCTACACCTAAATCACGTACCTGTTTAAGAAGCGAGCCTACTACGAGGTCAGCGATCACTACGTTTTTAGATGTCCATATTTCTACACCATCAACTATGTCAGGATTAGCTTCTAGTAACTCTTTTAGATACTCTTGTGGTGACATGTCTACAGCATTTCTGCCTTGTGTAATACGTTGATGCCCTTCGATAGCCTCTCTAAATTTTGCTACTAACGCTTTTCTAGATCCTTTTGCAGCTTCAAGTTCTTTTGCAAACTTTTCTGTGCTCATCAAACTCTTCATAATACGTTCGACCGTAGCGTCGTCTGTACCGCCTTCTAAGGCTATTCTTTCTCGTTCTACGGGTGTTGTGACACTACCAGTTTGTGGATCTACTTCTGATATGTGTGCTCCTTGGTGTGGTTGAGATATAGGTGCATTTTTATCTGCTCTAAACTCTGTCTCACCTTTACGAAGCTGTGCTAAACCAGCTTGTACTGTTTGATTTTCTAAACTCTTATTACGTTTTGTTATCTGTTCTATGGCTTTGTCGCCACCTTTTTTTAGTGTGTATGCAAACCCGTCAAAGATTAGACCTATGCCCATACCTTCGACAATATTCTTGAGTTTCATCACAACTGGATGGTCAGTATCTTTGGTAGATATTGGTGTATCTATCCAACCAAACCTGTCACGTAATGCAGCTAAGGCATTTTGCTCGTCTGACTCTTTAGATATAAGGTCAGACACAGCTCCTACAGCAGCACCTCTAACTAGGTTAGCTTTTGATAGTGTAAGTAAACCAGCTGGTATTGTCACTGCACCAGTAGCTACGGCTGCCTTGGCTGCCACAACTGTACCGGCTGCTAGTGTACCAAAGTGTACTAAGCCACGTAACTGTTTACCCCACCATGTTTTTGTTTCTATTGGATTGTCGTATGCTCCAAATGGGCTCCAGTCTGGTTTGTATCTACCAGTCTCTTGCCTTTGCCTTTGCATCTCTCCAGACAACGCATCTACTGTACGTTCTGGAAATGTAGCAAGCGATGATGCAGTGTCTTGAAGTCCGCCAGACAATATAGATTGTCCCTCTTTTATGAGTGCCTTAGCACCCCAGTTCTCAGCATTTCTAGGATCGTCTTGTACTTCTTTACTAACCTGTTCTTGCTGTTGCAACTGTGACTGTGCGGCTTCTTGTGCCTCTAACGCTCGCTCGTACTCGTCAGCAGCATTATTAGCAGCATCTGCGATGTAATCAGCTTCATCGAGATCTACTTCTAACTCTGCACTAGAGTAATTTGAGTCTGTCATCTACCCTCTCTTGATTTTTTAACTGCGGGAACTTGTTTTAGTTCCTCTATAGTTGTTGGTTCTGTTTGTCCTCGTCCGTAGCCAAAGACCTGTTTCTTTTCTTTTTTATTTGACTCTCTTTGCTTTTTACGTAACTCTTGCTGTCTTTCTCTAGCACTCTGATAATTATTTATCTCAGTCTGAAGACCTAGAACTACGCCTTGTGTAAGGTTTTGAAACTGATTCATAGGTATGTTGCGAAGTTGTGGAAATACATCTAATAAAGCATTTTGTTCTTTAAGATCCAATGATATCAGCCTATCCCAGCTACCTTCTTTTTCATCACCTTGAAATACAGTTGCTTCTCCACCTTTTTTGGCTTGTATGATAGCACCTCTAATACTATTAGTGCGGTTAGCACGTTGTCTAATGAGTTCTAATACTAAGAAGCTTTGAGTTTCTTCGTTAAACACTTGATTTTTAAAGTCTGGTGGTAAAAATTTTACAGCATCTTTTAGCTCTTGCCCACTTAAGCCAAAGAGTCCAAAGTTACTAGCACCTCTGTCAGCGTAAAAAAGAAGTTCACCAACAGTAAGTTTTTCAGCACCTCGTTTTCTAGGGCCAACTGCTGAGTCAAACGACCCTACATCATTACCTGTTTTAAAACCTTCTAGTATCTTTTTAGTTTTTTCTGGTTCTAATATTTTAGCATATGTTTTAGTAAGATGTGGTTTTGCTTCAAGTTCGTTTAATTCTTCTTTTGTTAGACCAAACTGTGGGTCAATAAGAACACCATCTACAGTTTCAAAACGTTGAGCTATAGCATTGTTCTCATCGTATCCACCCATAGCTCTAAATCTATCGTCTGCATACTGATAAGGAGATTGGTTTGTGCCTCTAGTTACACCATAAAAATATGATGGAAACGGCTCACCGTATAGATAATGTCTCTTCAACTCACTTAATGCCTGTTTCTCATGTATAGACACAAAGTCACCTTGATTAGATACTTTGTTAAAATCTTTTTCTATATATGCTCTATCAGCATTTATGTCTTGAGATCTAACATCTTTACCTAGTCTTTCTTCAACTGCTGAAGCCGAATACTTACCCTCTCTTAAAGCTTTTTCAACTTGTGGATAGACAAGTAGTTGAGCTTTTAGTGGATCAATACCATTATCTGTTTGAGTTTTAACCTGTGCCTTAAAATCACCGTAAGCTCTTTGTATCTCAACTTGCTGTTCTATACTAAGATCTTTCTTTGGTATGTTGAATGTACCTTCTAGCCGTTCTTTAAAGTCAATGTCAGAATCTCCTTGACCAGCGTTTGGATAACCACCACCATTGGTAACACTTTTAGCACCTGTTTGTAAGGCTCTAACATCAATATTAGGATATCTATTTTCTAACTCTTCAAGTTTTTTCTGTAGTAATCCTTCTGGTGGTTGTCCATTGTATTGACGATTAAGCTCGTTTATTTCATTCTGTGCTATCTTTGTGTTAGCTGTAATATTTCTATCAGTTTCTAGAGCTAGCTTTGTTTCTATTTTTTGTATCAGAGAAGCGTTGGCATCTTTACCACCAAATGGCCCGTCAGCATACTTATATAGTTTACCACCGTTACCATCATGCTTATGTAAAGCATCATTAAATAAATAATTTAGATGTGATATGTCAAGCTGTGGTTGATCTGAGTCAACTTGAGCAGCAACTCTTGCAAAAAGATAATCAGTAGCTTCTTTTCTTGTATCAAAGTTCATAGTATTTTGGATAGTATCTACCAAAGTTACTACGTCGATTGCTGTATTAGTGTTAGCATCATATGGTTGCAAAGTCTCAACAATTATCTTGTCAAGTTTCTTTGTTCTATTTTGTTCAAAGTTTCGGTTAGCTTCTGCCTTCCAAGTTTGTATATTGTTTTCTCTTCTTTGTTTTATATCTGGATAAACTGTTTGGTAGAATAGTTTTCTAAACTGTCTACTATTGATATCTACACCAAACTTTTCG